TTTTTTCCTAATTCTGTTCATTTTTTTCTGTTTTCGGCGTGCCTGATCTAAATAGACCCTATTAGTCCTCGAGGTGTATAAAATACCATCTAAATGGTCATATTCATGCTGTATTACCCTCGATGTGATCCCTCTAAACTGATTAGTGGCGACCTCACCGTTAATATTAGCATATCGAACCCGACATTTATCCAACCTATTCACTCTCAGAAAAAGACCAGGAAACGATAAACAACCCTCCTCATACTGTATCTTTTCACCATATGTGTCAACTATAATCGGATTGAAGAACGGCATTACCTCATCGGGCTGATCCGGATTACCTATCACAAACACTCTTTTGGGTATCCCGAGCTGTATCGCCGATAACCCTATCCCATTATTTTCGCACATAGCGTCTCGGAGCTTTTCGTATAACTCAGTCGCGCTATCAGTTTCGAAGTCAAACCTTTCTGATTTGACCCGAAGATCTGCAATCTTCGTGACAATGCTCATATCTTTTCCATCCAATGTTCAATCATCTCATCTAGCATAGAGGCAAACGTATAAGTCGGCTCCCAACCCAAAGTTTCACGAATCTTAGACGAATCGCCCCGAAGATACTTCAGCTCTTCCGGTCGCATATACTTCGGATTTTGGACCACGTAATCTTTATAATCCATATCGAGACGAGAAAAAACATGATCACACATATCTCTAACAGAGTAAGTGTCACCAGTGGCGATAATGAAGTCATCTGGAACCTCGTGATTAATTATCTTATGCATTCCCCGAACGTAATCATAACTGTGACCCCAATCGCGGCAACTATCCATATTTCCTAGCTCGAGTTTGTCGACCATACCCTTCTTGATCTGAACCGCAGTTTTTACAACCTTGTTAGTTACGAAGTTCGTTCCCCGACGAGGTGACTCGTGATTGAACAAGATACCATTACAAGCATGCATTTTGAAACCATTACGATAATGCCGAACCAAATTGTATCCTAATACCTTTGAACAACCGTATGGGCTGACAGGATGCATCGGAGTCGTTAGAGTTTGCATACCTCCTGGCTCGATAGAGTTACCAAACATCTCACTTGATGATGCTTGATAGAACCTTGCTTTCGGTACAACTGTTCGCACCACCTCTAGCATATTTAGAACACCCAGCGAGTTAGTTTTTATCGTGAAAGCTGGCATATCGGTGCTGATTCGCACATGACTCATAGCAGCGAGATTGTAAACCTCGTCTGGCTTTACCTCTTCAACAATCCGATAAAGAGATAACTCATCGGTCAGGTCACCATAGAATGTTTTAATTTTGTGATTGGTATCAACCAACCTTGCGCTTTGATTTTCTGCGACACTATGGCGGCGAACTATACCGTAGACATCGTATCCTAGTTCTAGAAGATACTCGGTTAGATAACTCCCATCTTGTCCACTGATACCTGTGATTAATGCTTTAGCCATTACGAAATACCTCCATCAAAGATAAATTTGGCCAATCACTCATGACCCACTGTTTCGGCTTTCTATTTATAGCATCTTCCAATCGTTCTATTCCGGTGATCGCAGTTTCAGGTGTCATATAATAATGATATCCATGTGTTTTGACATTCTGATCACGCCAAGGCATATCGCGGTCACGACCATCATAACTCATACGAATCAGCTCTTCATGAGCTTCTTTATCATCAAGCAGTATCATACCACCTCTGCCAAGGCTGAGATGTTTTTGAAATTGAAAACTGAGTGACATCATCGTTCCTGGAATATAGCTATCGCGCTCCCATAAAACTGCAGCGTCGTATATTTTATCTATAATTTCATAATAGTTTTCCCATGGCTCATTAGACCAATAAAACTGTATGTTGAGTTTTTTAGCTAACATAGGGATTGATAGGTATGTGTGAACAGGAACGAACATGTATGATGAGTTTTTATACCTCAGGCAAAGTTCTACCCCATGGGTGCATGAATCCACTGCGACAGCATATGGCGCACCGAAGAACTCGGCGACCCTTTTTTCAAACTCAGTCACTTTCTGGAACATATTCAAACCTCTTATCACCAATCATTATGTGAACTGGATGTTTTTCTGTATGAAAAGCTCGAATCCTACTGAGAACTTCTGTATACCTTTCATCACTATCTATTTCAGCCATTTCGTCTATTTCACTAATCTTCCTCGCCTCACGTGGCCACTTTGTGTACTCAGTATGCTCATAGAAAAGTGTGAGCAACTCAGTTTTAGCTCTGTGTTCGAGTTGTTCTCTTGATTCACAGTCGGAAATATCAAACCGCCGAACCTTCAATATTTTGCCAGCGTCGACTTTTTCATTTACTTCATGAACAGTGACACCATATATTTTTTGACCTTCATATAATCCCCAGCTCATACAGCCACTTCCCGGATGTTCAGGCGGTCCGGGATGAAAATTTATAGCAGGTGCTTTTTCCAGTATTTCTTTCGGCAAAATAGTATAGTTCAGAAAAGAGATGATTAGATCACCTTCCCACTCGAGAGCAGCCTGTGATACTTTTTGTCCACGTTTCGCAGCCCACTCACTCTTCACATCGTGACCTTTAGCTGTCAGGTGGTTATATGCTTCTTTCGAAAAATCACAACGACCACCAAAAAATAATATTTTCATGCGTAGCTCACATTCGATAGATGTTTAACAAATAAAGCAAGATGCCTCTTACCTGACTCAATACGCTCGTTCCCACCCCAAACATGACCGTTCGCCTCTTGAGGTTCGACAACCTTTAGTTCGAGTGCTGGATTAAAATATGCTGCCATGAGAGTAAATGTAGAAAACGGTCCAACACAAGTAGTGCGAGAGTTGGCGAGTTTAAGCCAGTCACCGATAGTATTTTCAGGTTCATCTGTGTAGTTCAGACCGAACTTTTTGCAGTGGTCGACACTGTCTGTGACTATATTTTCGCAATCATACTTTGTTATCAAATCAAAATAACTTTGGTCTGATAATGTATCATAATCGTGTTTACGCACATGTAGAATGGGTCTATCAAAACCCTCAGCTCTTTTCGGACCTGCAAAAAATATGGCTCTTGTAATGTTCTTCAGCGCATGCTCTATAGATTCATCATTCAAAATAGTTTTACCATTCGGAACATTATTGTATTCTATCGGAAATATAATATCCAAACACTTGTCTATATATTCCTGAACTGAACCAGCTTTCATTATCTTTTTTTGCTCAGCAGGATAGTTACCAGTGTTGTACGACACGGAAGTTATCTTATCACCATACCTTGCTAAGTTTATAACAAAGCCAAGAACCTGAGTTCCTATACCACCTCGAATAGTCACGTTTGTCATAATATTGGATAATCTAGCTCTTTCAAAAATATCTTATCATTTTCTTGGCCAGTATATGGACCTGTTTTGAACTCATAAACTAATGCATCTTCGAGAATAGTATATGTGTGACCACCATGAAGTGTTATCGATACATCACCCTCCTCGAGTATTTCTTTCTGTATGGGGTATCCTAGCTCATTGAAATAAGAAACCTCGACCTTTCCCTTTATAACCACCCACGCTTCTTGCGCTATAACTTCTCTCTCACCGTCTTTCCAAATATGTTTATGAGGCTCAAATGTTTTACCCTTTGGCATATTTAAAGCAGCAAGCTGTAGAAAATTATTTGCATCTATGACCTCGTGCCGTTTCGCTACTTTCAAATCAAATAGCCTATACACGATGTGTAATAGTTTACGGTCATGACCTTTTATTTCAATCATTGCTCAGATCTCCCAACATATCTAATTATTTCATTGCTCTCATCTCTGACAGTTAAGTTCCCCGAGAGAGATATCCTCCATTCATCACTTGTGTAAAATGGGTAAACAACATGAGAGAGATCATTTGAAAATAGTGCAAACATTCCCTCAAAAGATTTGTCTATCTGTAGGTTGTGATTATTCACACCACCCTTCGCATGTGCATCTGGAAATACGAACTGAAATAAATCTAGAGGATTCCCGTTTATCTGCCGCCTGTTCGGTGCCATCGCTTCTTCTGCAGCATCATAAGGAATTTTATGCCAAATGACAAAACTCAAATGTCCACTGTGGGTGTGTATGGGGTTGTATTCATTTTTCTTTTGAAAGTTACACCAATATCTATCTAAGTTTAATTTTTTACCTATAGGGTCAAACCACATACTGTTTTTGAAATATTCTCCGGCAACAGAGTTTATAAATTCTTCCATTGCTACGTGTGATTTCCATAAAAGGTACTCATGCTCAAGCGCACCAGCTAATCTATCGGCAAATGTTTCTGCCCCATTAAAGTTGGTATCGAGAAGTTCTTGTATTTCAGCATCTATTTCTTTGTATAGGTTTATCGGAATCTGCCCAAACAAATATCCTTCTCTTTTTAAATCTACAAATTTCATGCTGCTATCCTCGAGAAATTTTTATATTTTTCAAACCTTATGTGATTATGAAACTTATCTTGCATAATATCTGCTTTGTGAGATATCACGAATACATTTGAGCTTTCGAGCTTTTCTAGTATTTTAAGGAACTCATCACAACCATTAGTATCGAGTGATGCATCAAACACCTCATCGAGAATCAAGAGGTTCGTGCTAGCACTGTTTTTCATTTTAGCTATGGTGCGCCAAGTGAAAAGTAATGACAAGTCGATACGCATCTTTTCACCCTCACTGAAAGAATCATAACTAAAATCATCGCGATGCCGTGATAGAATCTTTTCACTGAAGTTTTCATCAAGTTCAAACTTGACGAAGAAGTCCATAGCTGCTAGATATTTGTTGACCAGCTGATTTATGATTGGTACATACTGCTTAATGATTTTCGCTTTGATCCCACTGTCTTTTAAAATCAATGTAGCTATTTCGAACATCTGTTTCTTATTGAGAAGACCCTCCTTCTCCGATAGCTTTTTTGATTTTTGTTCATTGAGTTCGAGCAGCTTATCTGCAGTATGCGTAAACTCTTCGTTGTTAAGATCTTTGATTTTACCAAACAGTAGAGAACGCTCACGCTCATCTGCCGTCTTAGCTTGTTTGCTTCTAACAAGATCGGTTTCTTTATTTTCGATAACCTCACGCAGTTTCTTAATTTCATTTGTCCTAACATTTATCTTTTCGATTTCTTTTGCTAGCTTTTCAATACCATCATCAAGCTCAGCGATAGTATCGTTTCGTTCCTTAATTTTTTCTAATTTGATTTCATCACTAATCTTTTGAGTGCAGGTTGGGCAGTTATCATTATTATTATAAAAATCTATTACCTTTAATGCGTTCTTTTTCTTTTTATCTAAATCAGTTTCGAGCTTTAAAATTCGATCTGATTTTTTATGTACCTTAGACTCATCAGATATTTGGTTATAGAGTTCAGTGATCTGGCTGTTGATATCCTCAATATCCTCATCGACTTTTTTTATGTTTGAGTCGATCTCACCTATGCGCGTTTCGCATCTTTCTAGTTCGGACTTTCGCCGCTCCTCGTCGAACTTGCTTTGCTCTTTTTGCATATCGATCATCGAGTCGATACCATGTATTTCTTTTTCTGTTAGTGCGAGTGTTTGTTTGTTATCACTCGTTCTATCTTTCAGTAATGCAGACATAGTAGAAAACACACCGATATCTAACAAGTCCTCGATAACCTCGCGCCGAACATGTGTAGAAAGCTGCATGAAAGGTATAAATGATGAGGATCCTAATATGACCATTTGAGTGAATGACTTCTGATTCATTCTCAATATATTTTTTTCGATATCCTCTTGTGAGTCACGAACATTAGCAGCTTGATCTTTAGGTTTACCATTTTGATATATGTCTAAGATTGCAGGTTTTATACCACGCACAATTTTATAATCATTACCATTTATCATAAACTCAACTTCTACAACTGTACCACCATTGTTGACAGAGTTTATGAGTTGGTTCTTTTTGACTTTTCTGAAAGGTTTACCATACAACCCGAAACATAGTGCATCGAGTATGGTAGATTTTCCTGCACCATTTTCTCCTGTTATCAGAGTGGTATCATGGAGGTGGAGATCAACCTCAGTGAAAACATTACCAGTTGATAGAAAATTTTTCCAGCGAACGAAGTGGAACTCAATCATATATTGTCTCCAGAGTCAGAGCTTCATTATATAATCCACGCATCAAATTATCTAGTTCTTTCTTATCTACACTGTAATCAAGTTCATTAATATATTTCGATAAGATTGTCAATGTATCCTCTGCCTCTGAGACAAGATCTTCTTCTGATATTTCATCTAAATGATAATGGTCGTCTACTATAGAAACATCAATCGGTGCAAGATTATATATCTTGCTCATAAAGAGATCAAACCAATATGGGTTCTCCTTTGATTTGACAATCACTTTAACATATGCTTTGCTTAGGTGCCCGAGATCGGTCGATAGTATCTTCTCTAATGTTTTACCTGCATCATCATACCAAACTTTGTGAAATAAAGTGTATGGGTTCGGAATAAATTCTAGGTCACGAGTATCAGTGTCAAAGATGTAAAATCCTTTTTCCTGATTATAATCGGTCCACATAATTTGATATGGTGTTCCGAGGTAGAATATATTTGATGAGTTTGATTTTTTATGAAAGTGACCTGAGCAAACCATATCGAACTTGTTGAATATCGAAGCCTCAATGCCGTGGTCACATACTGCACCAGGATGCATCTCAAATCCGTTGATTTCTAAATGACCAAAGGCAACCTGAGCTTTCGTTTCATTTATCGCTTTCATACTTGTTGCTTGGTTGCTAGCATTGATCCAAGGCAGCAGTAAGATATCAAGACCATCTAAATTAATTTCAGTTGGATCTGGATAAAAGCTGATTCCTTTATATTGAGAAAACAACTCTTGTAATGAATTTATTTCATTTGTATTTTTGTATGGTGTATCGTGATTACCAACTAAGATATCCCAAGTGATACCACGCTTATGCGACTCACCGAATATCTTTTCGCGCACATGGTTTAGCGTGACGAACGAAATAAATTTACGACGATCAACGAAGTCACCGACTTGTAAAACATTACTGATACCACGCTCTTCCAACTCAGGAAAGAAAACATTATCAAAGAATCTCTGAAAATAATTTAGAAACTCTTGATTGTCATTACGTGCGCCCCAGTGTAGGTCACCTATAACAGCAATCTTCATATTTTAGGCAACCCTCTTCTTCCGTTTTTTCCTACGACTTTCTTCGAAGTCTGCCATAAACTGTTCCATCTGTTCCTGAGACCACTCACCATATTGTATGTCGGAGTTATACTTAACACCTGAATTTTTTTCTGAGTCGTGAAGCGCACTAGTCTCATCCAAAAAATTAGCTTTTTCTATAGCTGCATATTTCGTGTACAGATATTTTTTTTCTTTCTGTATACGTCGTATGAAAGCATAGTATATAATCTGTGTGAAATATGCAAAGGGATTTTTCGATTTATTCGGATCGAAGTTATCGATATACTGTAAACAGTTTTCGATACCATCAGAAATCATTTCCTCGCGAAAAGTATAATTAGCAAAGTTCGGTCTAAACGCAAGGTGTGTAGCGATCTTCATTATAGATTCACCAACAAACATAGGAACTCTTGGTTTTTTATTTCCTAACTTTTCTGCCTCAGCGACAGAGTTTTTATACTCGACCATCGCATCAAATAAATCTGCGTTGTTCACATAGTGCTGTTTCTTTTTCTTCGCCATAATGATCTCCTAATGGATCGTTGTATTTGCATCCGGATTCGTTAGCTCATCGAGAGCATCGAGTTCCTCTTCGGTCATCTCTTCATCATCTTCGTAAACTATTTGCTCGTCATCACTTTCTATTTCTCGAGTGGTTTGTAAGCGAACATGCGCATAATAATCTGTGATATCATCTGCGAGTTTGCCCTCAGTGATGATGGTAGATTTTTTAACACGTAGTGGTTGCATCATAAAATTTTGCATAGGAACCCAACGAACGAGGCTCGTTGTAACGTATCCTGATACAGGATGTTGCTGGGCTATGAATTTAAATGGATAATCAATAGTATAATGGTTCTCATCTTCATCGATAACATTCGCCATTATCTCATCGCCATTAACAAGTTTAAAATAGAACGGTTTCATCTGTTGCCCTCAGTTTTATATTGTACAACTTATATGGGAACGCTTCAGAGTTATACATCTTCACACGTTCCATTAGATGATTGAGTGTATAGTTTTTCCTATTCTTAGTAGAAAAGTCATCCGCGATATCAAATAAAGTGCATGACGATTTCGTATCACTCGTTCTCAAACCTCTCCCGATAGACTGTAGCGTTCTGATCCTACTTTTTGTAGGACTCGCAAAAATGACATTATGAAGATTCCTTATATTTATACCAGTCGAAAAGGTTCCGTATGAGGCAACAATTATGCTGTTATCTGATTGCTCAACTATCTGTCGAACACGTTCCCTCTCTTGCGCTTCGACACCACCCGAAACGAAAAATACATTTTGCTCTGTCGCATCATTTATGATTTCAAATAGCTGCTTGCCATGTTTTTCAACCAGCGCATAAAGAATCAGTGTATTACCTTTGAGTGACAGCGCAAGGTTTTTGATAAACTTGTTTCGCGCATCGCTAGTTACGATTGCCTCGAGTTCGTTCTGATAATCACCATCAAGCACATCTTTGCGTAGTTCTTTTGGGTGACTCAGTACAAGTATCTTAATCTTAAGATCAGCCAAGTTCTTATCATCTATGAGAGTGCTTGTATCTACAACTTTTTCTATCGGACCGAACAAACCTTCAAGCACCAGCTCGTGCACCTCCGCGCCATCGAGTGTACCAGTCATACCGAAACGATATGGTGTATCTGGCATCTTCGTCATAATAGAGGTCAAACTTTTTGCTTTGAACAAGTGAGCTTCGTCACCGATGATAACCTTGTAGTTCTTAAAAAATGGTTTCTTCTGTTCGTAAATAGATTGCCAAGTTGAAACAGTTATATCAGTCGCAGAAGTTTTTTCTACACCTGCCATGATACCGTGCACTTCTTTATCGTAGCCATACTCCTCAAAATCTTTTGCCATCTGCATGACGAGGGAAACAGTAGGAACAACGATAAGTGTTTTTTGATTATACCAGCGAGCGATCAGATAAGCGATCAACGATTTACCACTACCAGTCGGCGAAACTAAAACAGCACGGCGATTGCGCACAGCGAAAGAAAATGCTTGTAGCTGATAATCACGTGGCTCTATCGGCATATGTAAACTTTTAGCAAAGCCACGTGCTTCAGCGATTGATATCTCATCAGTATCTAAGAGTGCCTCATCAACTTCTATGTCATAGTTGTTAGACAGGGCGAAGTCACGCATTTTTGTATGCAGACCTGTGTAGATACGACTTTTCTTTGCATCATATAAGCGGATCTTGCCGTCCCAATATCTTTTACGATAGGATGGCATAAATTTTGCGCCAGGAACCTCGAACGTGAGTAAGTCAGATATTTCTTGACACTGACCTGGCTCACACTCAACAAACGCCCACACTTCATCTAACTTCTTGATCTTGAGCATTAACCCATCGTCAGCCTGTGCCAGTCAATCGCATTTTTTAGTTGATATCCTCTGCTGTTTATCGATCTTATGATTTCTTTTAGAACATCGATCTTTTCTTCTTGGGTTGATATTCTAGCATTGATCCGAATCATCAGCTCATCTGTATCCATATACTCGTTGAGTTCATTCTTCAATATTTTTTCATAGAACTGATCGCGACCAAGTTTTTCTAAATCGTCAGTATCTGCCTTGCCCAAATAATATGATCTCAGCAGTCTGCGCAGTATAGCGCGGTCGCGGATCAAAGTGCGCAAAGATTTATTTTCATCAACCATCATACCAACATACTTAGAGTGTAGTGACGGTATCCGAACGTTTTCCTTATCTAAATTGAGATCATCAATCTTAGAGTCTTCACGCCAGCTTTCAACTATTTCATCAATGTTAATCATGAGATCATTCTATATTAAAACTCAACGATTGTAAATGGACTATGGCTCAATCCATTGTCTTTGTTGACGTTTATCTTGTGAGTTGGCATTCATGGGAAAACTAATGCTCAGTCGTTTAGACTTTGGGTTGTAGAAGTGATACGTTTGATCAGGAACATATGCTATATCTCCAGGATCCATATCTTGTTCATATACAAGCTCTAAATCTTCCTCTTGTTTTTCCCATGTTCTATGTTCGTTGTCTATCTTTTCTGGAATATTTGCATAAACTTTGATATGAGCAGTTCCGTAGAACTGGCATATGATATTAGATGACCAGTCCCAGTGAGCACTGAAACTTTTACTTTCTGATTGGCGCGAAAAGAAAATATGCGCATCAGTCGGTGAGCCTGAGGAGAGCTCGAGCTTTTTGCAAATTTCATTTATGTTTTTGTTGATACGCGAACTATCCTCGAGACAAACAGCATGCTTATCTAACAATCGATCAAACAAACCTATTGGCCAGTTGTTCTGATCGCAACACCATTCTTCACCTCCCCAACTTAATTCACCGATATCACCTATCCAGTTAATTCGTTCTTGTCTCAGGTTGGGGCGAAAGTTGATGTGATTTTTGAACTCATCCATAGTGAATATTTCATCGGGGTTGAAGCAGTTCTTTTCAAACCAAGGTTTCGATTCATTCACACGTTCAATAATAAGATCATCAGGAAACATACTATATCCTTTCTGTTTTGAACTTCCTATATCTAAATGTTACAGATGCCTCAAGATATTCTAAATCAGGTTGAGTTACATCGAACGTCAACTCTGTTAGTGATATAGGAAATACATCCTGGAAAAATATATTTATATGAGGATTTTTATGGCTCGTCAACACAGTAAGAGTGGCGTCAGAAACATAGTTAGATGCTTGTGCAGCACCGCCTCCACGTGCTTTAGTTACGAAGGGTGAAGGATTAGCCTCAGCGAACTCTTTCGTTTGCTCAAAACTTTCAGGGTGACCCAAGCCAACCAGCCAGTCTTCGATTTCAATATAATTAGTCAGATCTTCATCGACTCGGAACCTGAGTGTAAATGGATCATATTGTAATCTATCTCCAGGTCTAGGTATGATACCGAATGGAGAAGTTTGCTGTTCTATAGGATTGAGTGTGAGAGTCGGTAGAGTAACGGATTGTGTAAAATAATTTACATTCGGAAGTCGCTTTAACTGAAAACGAAAGCCGAGTGGTGAAAGATAATTTAGATTATCTGGCTGTTCTTGAGTACTCATATGTCTATCCTATCGTGTACTCTATTTATAATATATTATGACCCCTCGTGACATTACTCATAATAGCGTCACAATCGTTAATTGTAAATGGAAATTAAAAAAAAAGGGGAGAGCCTTTCGCCCTCCCCAGTTTTTGCTCGCCTTATGGTTATTATTACATAAGGTTCGAAACGGCAGCCAAACGATAGTATTTGTTGGCTTTGTTTCCGTCGAAGCCACCAATAGCTCCATCGGCATCGGTCGTAGCGAACGGATTCGCGACAATTCCGTACCGAGTTTTAAAGCCAATTTTTGGCTGGAAGGTATCTTCGCCAATGGCGCGGACCATTTGCAGAGGCACGTATGGGCAATAGAACAGACCCGCATCGAAAGCACTCGCACCTTTGTAGCCAACCGTGTAATAGCGGTTGCCAGCATTGGAGCTGAAGTACGGATCGATGTAAACGCGGATCCGACCATTGAGAACACCAGCAAAGGTGTTACCCGTGTCGTCTACATTGAGGTTCGTCGACATCGCAGGGCTATAGTCAAGAACGCCAGCCATCGACAACGCGGATGCTACATCCGAATCGCAAATCATGACGTTAGCTTTACCCCGACGAGTTGCCTTCGCAATTTCGTTGGCGTCACGCTCAATCTGGAACAACAGACCTTTGAACTTCTCAACCATCCAACGACCGTTAGAGTCGGTGTCAAGGTTGAAAGTACCAGCGGAAGTGACATTTTCCTGAGCACCAGGAGTTGCAGAATAATTAATCGTACGAATGACTTCGCGATTGATTTCCGCAAGGATCTCAGCAGAAAGAATATTGCTGAGTTCGGTTTCAGCGTCAAGACCATGAACTGCCTTAAGATCTTGAGCCAATTCCATCGTGTACTCAGCTTTCAGAGCACGAGATACTGCCGTGACAGCAACTTTCTCGACACTGAATGCCATTTCTTGGAAAGCATTCGTAGCACCATCGCCACGAGCTTCCATATCCGCAGTCGAAACACCAGTTGATACGCTATAACCAGTGACAGCTGAATCAGCAGCACGAGTCGTCGGATCATTGCTGGTTTGAGTTTTACCACCAGTTGCGTTAGCAACAACGAGCTGAGAAGCCGTGTTAGCAACAGCAGAGCGCGAGAACGTGGTATTGGCTTCGTTGAACAGAGCTTCGTCGCCGGACTGGCTGCTGAAGCGTGAACGAAGCGCAAAGATTAGACCAGTCGGACCAGTCATAGGCTGAACGCCGCATACGTCATAGGCGATCAGGTTAGGCATAGAACGACGAACGAGGCTAATTAGCACTGGGTCGAAGATATCAACAGCACCGTCAGAAGCGGTCGAGGAAGAAGCACCCATCGCGTTCGTAGGTGCAGCCTCGCCCAGTAGTGACGGAGCGTTATATCCACCAGAGCCAACGCCCTGTTCACGAGCCGATTGCTCCTGGTTTTCCAAAAGCTGTGCGACAACGTGGCGTTTGTGAGAGTCACCGATCTTATCTAGATCTGGATGATCAAGAACGGGACCCCACTTTTCCATTAGGTTATCAGACATTTTACTCTCCTTCTCCTTTCGAGATTATTTCAAACAATATTTATAAAATGCTATTTCTTAACTTGTCGTGAAATGCTTGCGACATAGGCACCCATGGCACCCTTGGGGGTCGCAGGTTCCTCATCATCAATTTCAATTGGCTCGTCATCAAGACCAGCCGTTTCGGTGATTACTTCTTTCGGACCATCGAAATAATTTTCGCGGATCGTCTTGAGTTTATCACGGAAATCCTCTTCACTATCGAACTCGACTGCTTCAGATAGAGATTCCATCTTAGCGATTTGAGTTTCGGTCAAACCATCGATTTCTTCAGCGAAAACTACAGCACGCTCGAACTCCTCGTTTTTCTTTTTGAGTTCAATCGTCTCTTCAATCGACTCGTTGAGTTTTGCCTCGAGCTCTTCAACTTTGTTAGCGAGTTCTTCAACAACATCAACCTTCTCTTCAGGAATGTCAATGTAGTGATCTTCAAACAAGTTTTTAAGACCGCCGATGAAAGACTCAGCAATTTCGCCACGCAAACCGCTATCTACAGCAAGTTTGTTTTCTTCCATCCAAGACTCAACAACATAGTCGAGATAGCTATCGACTTTATCAACAAGCTCTTTATTGAATACTTCAGTAGACTCAGCGAGTTCTGACTCAGCAACCTCAGCAACTTCGGCGAGCTTATCGTTGACTTTAGCAACAACAGCTGTTTCGAAAATTTCGGTTGCTTTTGCTACGAACTCTTCTGAAACTTCGGAACCAGCGAAAATTGCTGCGACATCATCAGTGATATCAAAATCTTCGCGAGTTACTTTTTCGAGCACGACTTCTTCTTTATGCATGCCCTCTTTTTTCATCTTATCTTTGTGCATACCCTCTTTGTGCATGCCCTCAGTACCCATCATACCACTCTTTTGCATCATAGCTTGAAGATCGGCTTTTTTCATGTTGCCCATATATGCCATAGCAGCATTGAGCATAGCCATCTTAGTTGCAGGTTTTACTGAGGAGCCTTGAGCCGGAGGAGCTTTATCTCCCTGATTTTTCGATTTTCCTGGAGCTTTCGCAGTAGCTGCTGTTGGCTCAGGAATTTCGGAGGGATCGCCAGCGGACGCTTTCTTTGCCTCATCAATGCTCTCATCTTGAGCATCTTCGAGCACTTCGTCCTCGACGATTTTTTCTAGTTCTTCAGACATATTTCTATCTCCTAATTTCCTCATTGAAATTTCTTGACGTCTTATTTATAAAAATGGATCTATAGACCCTTCACTAATTTTTCCCAAACCTTAAGAACCTCAGCCTCAGTGCGTCTCGCCGAAGCAGCTTCCTCGATTTGTTGTTTGGCTGAAGCAATGTCAACCTCATGAAGGATGCCATTATCCCAAACCCATTCTTTGCCTTCCATAATACCTTCAACGAACGCCTGTGGTGCGGAGGGATCAGCAACGATGTCGCCAGCGGTTGCGAGATGAAAGTCTTTACCAACCTCCATCGAGTCACCTTTCTTAGCGAGCGTTCCCATACCTCGAGAGGAAACACCAAGTTTTGCGCCTTCGTTCATGAGATTTTTTACAATATTGCCATATGGCGTATCCATAATCTTAGCTTTTCCTCTGAAGTTATCACCGTCTTGGCGCAACTCTTTAATCATGTGTGAAACACGTTCGAGGTTGATCGTTGGACCTTGAGGATGACCGAGCTCACCATAAGCACGGTTCTCCGCAATATATTGTTTATTATAACGGTCGACTTCTTTCTTCAGAACATCAACGGGATAGACTCGACCGTTTTTGTTCTTGATATTACCTTGCATGAAAACGCCTTCAATGAAGTAATTTTTCTTTCCTTCTTCATTAAGATCGTCTTCAACTAGGCATTGAATATCTTCGTTGACTTCGCAGATCAGTTTCATTTATCCGCTCCCCTTCGCAACTTTCGTGCCAACTGTATCTGTGTTACCTGCATTGATCGTATCTGTTGGTTGTTTTTCGATTATGATCATTTCACCTGCATTGAGAAACACTTGAGCCTGACTCGCGCCACCATAATCACCACCACCATTTATGATAGAGGCTGTATTTGCTATGGTTAAGGTTCTATCTGTGGAACCTGTGTTAACCACCAACACAGAAGTTGCTAGGAAAACATTTTTCGCTGAATTAAGTTGAACTGTGTTCGATATGGGTCTAACGCGCATCTATGAACTCCTATTTGTTTCCCATGGCGAAGTCAACCATCTTCATCATTCCTGTGAAATCTTTGTTGACGGTTTGCTCAAATTTTTGTTTATTACCAGAGTTCAATTTGCCATGAGCCGAAACGAGAGCTTTAGCCGTATCAGGATCGACAGATTCGAAACGACCATTAGAAAAGCGAACACGCCCTTCGCGCTTGCTTTTGGCTATCTTTTGAATATCTTGAAACGCAGTTTCTTCTAGCTCAACACCCTCCTTGACAGGATTTACTATCCGAAGATCACCGAATCGTTTCGGTATAGCTTTGCTCTTGTCAGGATTTTTAGAACCGTCGTGATTTACCTTTACGTCACTAGAACCTTGCTTGATTACACCTTCACCTGCACCACCTTTTCCTTTTGGTGTTGTAGGTTTAGTGGCTCCTTGAAACACATCGTCACTAGCAACAGGATGCTTTTTCTTTTCGACACTGTGCTTGCCTTTGAAGTCGCGTTCACCCTTCGCACGTGGCTCAAGTGATTTAGTCTCATCATCCTTTGGGTCATATGAGTATGGATCGTCAGCCTCCGACCGACGTTCCTCTAATTTTGAGCGTTTGTTGAGCTGCTCTACAAGCTGCGAAAAAGATTTAGACATCAGGCTCAGGTTCCTCTGCTTCTGGTTCGTCTACTTCGACCTCGAGTTCTTCAGGTTCTTCTTCAGGCTGGAGATATGAAGCAGCAACCTGCGTCTTTCTCGCATCGATTGCGTCACCTAGACGATCCATGAGAGCGGACTGTATACTTGACTGAAAATCGGCAGCGTTACCAACTTTAGCAGCCGCGATCGCTTGTTCAATGTCGCTCATAAAGTATCTCCTTGCTATCTAAAATTTCACGATTATTTATAATTCTTTCACTTCTAGTTCGCCCTGCGGCTGATCTTTTTCTTTAGGCGGCTCAGCTTCTGCTACAAGCACAGCACGTAAAGTTGCAATCCTACCGAGTTCGGAACCTTCGAACGCACCTCGTTTAGCACACACATCAATCACATTAATCATACCAAGAACATGTTCTTTATCCATTTTGAAATCCTTTCTTAGTCATCAATATAAGAGAGTGAAATGAACCACTCGCTTAGTTCTTTAATCCCAACACATGTATACATAGAAACCTTATTCGCACCTGCGGTTGGATCAGGCACAGAGGCTGAGTTATTGATCGAAAATCCATCGGTTGCACTAAAATCAACAGTTCGTGAACCTGTGCCATCCTGTTTGACAACGATCGTAATAGTTTTGACGCTGTTATCAGGATAAGTGGATAACGCAGGAAGTGTAAATGTAACATTACCAGTGAGAGTATATAGTTGTGTGTTGTCACTAACATCGAGCGTTTTCGAAGTTCCTGAGTTTTCTAAAGCTCGAGCAAATTCAGTAAATTCATCGAGCATATTATTATTGAGAGTCAATGATTTACTGCTACCGTTCATCACGATTCCACCTGTAAATGTAGAATCTTGTTCTGAATCGAGAGTCAGCGTAGTGGTTAAACCAGCTGCTTTCCCTGTTTGAAACACTATAGTATTCGCAGAGCCTTGTTTAATCGCGGTATTAGCACCCAAATTTAATTGTACATCAGCACCCGAAAGGACCAAGTCCCCACTCATTGTGCCGCCAGTTTTGAGAACTACATTCGCAACTTGAGCTCTATCACTTATCAATAAACGAAGAGCAGTGTTCGTCGCCGTTATCCCACTTCTCGCCAAGGTATCTGTCCCACCACCAGATGCAGCAGCGAAAGTGAAAGTTGAATTAGCATTGTTAAATTTTAAAAAATGACCATCACTGGGTGTTATGTTAGCAACATCGCTCAAATCTCGTAGGTTTACTACAGCATTGGCAACCTGTAATCGGTCGCTGACCAAAGTTCTAATAGCAGTGTTTGTACCAGTCAAATTTGTATTGAGATTGCTGATAGCTGAGTTTGTATTAGCGAGAGCAGCTAATGCTGCAACGTTGGCTACTTGCGCGCGATCATTTATTAACAGTCTAGCTGCTGTGTTTGATATAAAAGTAGCATCTGGATTAGAGTTGATAGTTACAAAAGTTGAGTTGCCTGACGCGGTTACAGTCGATCCAATAAAATCAAGAGTTGTAATATTAGTTCCTACATTGGTTCCCTCTTCTTTTATAGTAAGACTGCCGCCAGCATCAGCACCAACGAACGTGCCAGATGCAGAGTCATATTTGAGGAACTTTCCGTTTACTAAGGCAGTCGCTCTGTCAATATCATCTAAAAATTCTAATCTGACCTCACCGCTACCACCACCGCCGCCGCTTCCTGCAGCAACTTTAGAAATTCTGTCATTGATTTGTTTGACAGTTACCTCGAGTCGCTCTTCTAATTTAGTTACATCAGCATCGGATCCAGGATCACCCTTTTCTCCTCTCGGTCCAGTAGGTCCTATTTCACCTCTCGGTCCAGTTTTACCTTGAACTCCTTGAGGTCCGACTGCACCTGCAGGTCCTGGTGGACCTTGTTCGCCAAGCAAACCTTGTTCACCTTGTGGACCTTGTGGACCCTCCGGTCCAGGAACCCCTTGTTCCCCAAGCAAACCACGTTCGCCTTTTTCACCTTTTTCGCCCTGTAAACCGCGCTCGCCTCTTGCCCCGATAGGTCCAACTGGACCCTGCACACCTTGCTCACCCTGTTCGCCTATAAAACCACGCTCACCTTGTGGACCAGGATCTCCCTTTTCGCCTTTCGGTCCAGTTTCACCCTGATAGCCCTGCTCACCTATTAAGCCACGCTCGCCTCTTGGACCACGTGCGCCAGTATCACCTTTAATACCCTGTGGTCCAACCTCTCCCTGTGGTCCAGTTAAACCAGGATCGCCTTTCGGTCCAGTAAAAATACTACCTTCATGGATTTTTTCGATATTTTTTATTTGCGTTTCGAGCGATTCGCGGAGAAGTTCTATCTCCTCAGTAATAATTTCACTCGAGTGCTGCTTTGCTAACTTGAGAGCTGCAGCAAGAAGTTTAGCTTCCTTTAATTCGCTGACGACACTCATAGATCATCCTTAATCTCGTCTTTTGTCACTTTATCTAGAGCTTTAGTCATGCTCTCTATGAGTAATTTATCTTCTTCAGAAAGAGGTTTTTCTGGTTCAACTGAACTATGTATTTCAACAATTTGATTATTAGAGTCTGGCTTGTATTCCTCCTCTTGAGGCGGCTCCTCTTCAGGCTGATCTGTATCACCTGCCTCGCTCTTCATCTGAGCATCGATTTCTGCTATCTCATCCTCGGTGAAACGAAGAACATGTTTACGGATCCACTCAGCTGAGAAAAACTTTCCTTCAAATGCTTCTGCTTGCTGAAGTATGGAAAGACGTGAGTTGATAAGTTCCTGCTCTTTAAGTTCGGTGAAATAATTATCCTTCATAAAGTCATATTTCACACTATTTTTTATCGAACGCCACTCTGCACGAGACATAACACCAGTTAGAGCAAGTTGTATTTCAAGCAACTCGTCAAATAACATGCTGAATCTATTTCGTAAACGGCTGACGAACTTAGTAAACTTCAGCTCATCACGCGATATTTCACTGGCTCGACCAAGGTTGAATGCATTATCAGCCTCAAGTCTCGACACTGGAACATTCAGAGACATATAAAGTTTTTTGCGGAAGTAATCTACATCTTCCATTTCACCGAGGTTCTGACCGCCAGGAAGTGTGGTAATTTCGGTTCCGCGACCACCCTCACGACGAGGCAACCAGTAATCTTCGAGCATCGTCATAAACTTACGATCGTCTCTGACCTCACCTGTATTTGCATCATAGACGAGTTTATTTTTATGTTTCGTCATCATGTCGCGCAAATATTGCTCGGCTTTCATCTTCGGTAAGTTACCCACATCAATGTAAAATATTCTTCGCTCAGGCGCACGCGCGAGACGATAGATTACAACAGCATCCTCAAGCATACGCAACTGGTTCATTGGCTTGATTGCTTTTTGCAAATGACCGAGGATCATTTTATTGCGACCATCCATCAAACCACAATGAATATGGCATATGCTATCTGGTGAAATTTTAATACCTTGTGACGCCTGTTGTGCACCAATGCCTGAGTGATTGTATAAGTAGTACTCATTGTATGCAGGTGCAGGCTTTAAGCCACGTGGTGGCGGTGGTTTGTTATTGATTTTTTTAGCTGGTTCACGAACCTTTCGTATCCTACGAGGATCGATATAACGCAACTCTTTTATTCCTTCGCGAGGTTTCGTTTCATCTATCATTATGTGATAGTACAAACGCCCATCAATATACCATCGTTTAAATATATCGTACGAAATATTAGAAAGATCGAGCATTTCGCCAATCTTATAAAACTCTTCGCGGATACGATTTTTGACACGCTCTGGCTGTTTCACCTGATCTAAATCTAATTCAACAGGAACCGAACGTTCATTAGTTACAATGGCTTCATTAACTATATCTTCGATCGCACGCTCACACTCAGGTTGCATTGAAAGCTCTCGATATTTTGTAACGAGTTCTGCCTCATTTTTCGCTGTGCCTTCAACATCAAGAACCTGACCATAAACGCCGCCAGAGGCAACTTCAATCGCACCATCCTCGTTAGGTGGTGGTGCAAAGGAAGGTATCGCCTCGGCACGTTGCGCTTCCTCGTCAGCACGACCGATTCTAAATCCAAATAATTCAACTGCCATATCTTCTTCCTAATAGAAATGGAGACCGCCAAAGATATTTAGCGGTCTCCACGCAAGCGAATCTGTGTGTTCCGATCGATAGACCGCTTCAATTAAACGACTATAGTACCAGTTGTCGTTGGAGCAACCGTTTGCCAGTAATCATACTGAAACTCGACAGTGAAAATTTCTATCGCATCAGCATTATCCCAATCAAGGTCAATCGCACTGACATTAGTTGGGAAGATGTTGATAAATTCGTATGTACGAACTACACCGCCAGTTTTATTGTATTGACTGACTGTAGCAGTCGTACGATAACTTGCTAGTGTTGAGAGACCACCATCGCGCAAGTTAGCTTGATGCGCGTTGATAGCATTACTCCACTGTTCCATTGCCTGACGAATTACAAAATCTTCGTCATTGAGAACTGTTACTGTCCATGGTTCAAAAGTTCTTGTACCAGCCATTTTAACTTCACGCCCAAAATATCTTTGGGGGATAGTGCTCAAGATACTGGAAGGAATCTGAGCAGAACGGCAGGTAAAAGACATTCTTTCACCGATTGCGGGAACCCCAGCTGGAGTATCGACCGTCACACTGAATAGTGAGGGGCGAGCACCGCCGAACGGTAGACCAGCAGAGGCGAACTCTGTTACATTAAATGGCATATCCTATATCTCCTCTTTACCTATATTTAGCCGAACTGACCAACGATTTCAGAAAAATCAACACCAGTCCGAACTGCAACAAAGTTGAGTTGGATAAAGTTGATTGCTCGAGCAGGTTTGATGAAGATATCACCGACAAACTCGTTTCTATCTATTACCTCGCCAGTGTTATTAGTTTCGTCACATACAACACGGAAATCAAATATACCACGACGACCCTGAACATCCCTAAGGAAAGGCTCGACCAAGTTTCTAAACTGTGCTCGCGTAAACTCATCATTGAACTCAAAGAGCGTAAACTTAGCTGCAGTTGCAATCGCTTTTTCGAGAACGATAAACAGTCGACGCACATTGATACGATCAAAGGCACTCGGCTTATCGAGCAAAGTTTTATCACCGAAGAGCAAGGTTCCTTGACCAGCCTGAGTGATAACAGGATTAATTCCGTTTTTATAAAGTTCATCACGCTGAGTTTTATTAGGATTAAACGACAGCTTGACTACATTTTTCATAATACCGCGATTAAATCCAGCTGGTGAGTACCAAGGGTCGCGAGTATTATCGGTGCGAACCATAAGACCAGCGGTGTCACCATTTAGCGGAACATACCTGAAAACGTCGTTATATTTGTCATACTGATATTTGAAACCGCTGTCCATAACCGCATAAGAAGTTGACCTTAGAGTATTGCGGAAAGCAATTGTATCCACAACTTCTTTGCCAACGTAACTGGAGTTGTTGACAACATCGGCACGTTCTGGTGAAATACATACGATACAGTCCTTCCTAAACTCGGCGATATTATCGATCGCGTGAAGCGCACGAGTCGCACCACCTGCAGAGTTTAGAATGAAGGAAACGTCTACAACTTCTGGATCCTTAAACTCATCCAGAGCATTGATGTAATCTGAATCCGATGGACCCTGACCGTCTCTACCGTAAACGAGAGAAACATTATTGACTGTAGCAGCAGCACCAAATGTATTACCTAGTTCAGCACGCGATCCCCAGTTGGTTGTAGTGCCGACATGAGCAGCCCACCAAACCCACTGTGATTGATTGTTGATAACATCGACATAGTAGTTATTGCTGCCGTCATCTGTTTTCGCATCGCTCGCTTTTGAAACTTTACTGAACCTTTCGATTACAGAGTTCGCAGTTCCATAGATACCACCGTCTTCGTCAGCAACGACAATATGCATCTCATCTGTGCTAGAGCCAAACTTGCTAGCAAAGTCCGAGGTTCCAGGAGCAGTGTCAAACTGATCAAAGAACTCCCAGCGACGAGTTGGCGAAACACCAGTGGTCGTATTAGCAACCACATTGTTACCAACATATTTCGTTTGAAGCGTGAGCAGGAAGTTGTTAGTAATCGTTGCAACCTTACGTGGTGTTCTATCTGGTCCAGCAAGAATAACATCACCGACTACCAATTCAGTGCTAAACGCTGTTCCGTTACCTGTAACCGTGACACTGTTATTTGTAAATGCGACATTACCTGTCAAAGTGCTTTCAAACGCAGAGGAACTTGGGCAAACTGAAACTCTAATATTATTTCCAAGTTCGCCTGGATATTTGGCTACCCAGCCACCCACGTTAGAAATCCCTGAGGAATAGTTTTCGTCGTAATCATCATCGTTTTCGATAAAGGTTCTTGCGGTGTTGGCTGAGTTCCCGTGAGCATTTTGAGCTTGCGTTCCAGTTGATTTAGAAACAACACGAACAACTTGTAGTGAGTTACCGTATGCGAGAAAGTTCGCTGCGGTGAAAAAGTCTGAAGCTGTATTAGAGTTTGGACCAGTTACGAAAAACTGGTTTACCAAAGTATCCTCGCTATCTACAAGAACACGTGTATTTGACGGACCCCAAATCGAGTGCATTGCGATAGCACCAGTCGTGGTTGCTACTGCAGGCACAATGGTCGTTAGGTCAATTTCACTGACATTAACGCCAGGAGAAACCTGAAATGGCATAATTCAATCTCCTCTTCTCTTATAACCTGTTAAAAGTTATCTGTTTTTTATTATCACGGGATTATTTATAAAAATCGCGTCTTACAAACCCGATGTCCAAAATCCCTCATCAGCTCTGCCACGTTCTATACTGAGAGCATCCTCACTCTGACCATCGTCTATAAATCCTGGAGGTGTCAAATCATCTAACATTGCATGATATTTTTCCTCAGCCAGTCTTGCCCTGATATCAGTATCTGTCAGTTCTCTAAAAAATGGTTGCCGTGTGAGCCAAGCAAATGCTACCATTGTCATAACGACATCATCATGTGCGCCTTCTTCGGCTTCATAGGACTGCCTTCTTGCTACAAATGTAGACAGTTCCTGTATAGTTTCGAAATCTTGTACTAACAACTTATCAGACTCAATCATATCTTTTAATGTCTGACAGCCGATTCTTTTTACCTGTTTAGACATTCGGACACCTAAATTGGTGCCACCCCCAAATCCACCACTGATTTGTTGTCCTGCCCTGCCTTTCATGACAGTGGACAACATATTATCATACTCTAATTCATTATGTAGTGTTTCAGCGACGGTGCCTCCTATGTCATTATTTTCTACCAAAACGAAAGCGTCGTTATACCATCTAGCATATCTGTGTATCACTTCGGGCAAAAGCATCGGTGATATTTCAGCATTTCTGTATTTAGCCACTTGCCGATATGGTATTTGGGTCACATCAAATACAGAAAAAGCAGAGTAATCTAATCCTACACCGTGTGAAACATCGGCAGATATAACATATGCATGGTTTTTCTGAGGCTGTTCTAAATAATCTAACCCCCACTCTTCCTTTTTGAACTCAGTAAATGCGAGACTTCGAAGTTTAGTAGGAGCGATCAATGTATTTACGCTACCTATGAATTCACATTCAAACTCTTGTCTAAACTGATCTTCGCTAGTATTTTTTATTGTTTCTTCACGCCATTTATCATCTCGTCCAGGAACGTCGCGCCAATGTACCTCGATAGGAATATAATTGCTACGATGTTCCATCGCATCGGTCCACATTTTATAGAAATGGTTTAGACCGTTGGGTGTTGAAACGATGATAATTTTTGATGTGGTACCAGATGAAATCGTAGGATACACGGATGCGAAAAACTCTTCAGCCAAGTTCATACCAACGAATGCGAACTCATCTAAGAATATCAGGTTGTATGAACC